ATACTATCCAGTAGAAACAGTAGAAGATTGCCGTAACCAAATTGCTACATTTTTAGATAAGATTATTGCAGCTAATGATCCTGATTTAAAAGTAATTATTGCTATTGATAGTCTGGGTAACTTAGCAAGTGCTAAAGAGCTACGCGATGTGACTGAAGGTAAGGATGCAGCAGATATGGGTACTAAAGCTAAAGCTATGAAGTCTATGATGCGCGCACTTACGTTTAAAGCAGCTAAAGCTCGTGTGCCTATTCTGTTTACTAATCATATTTATGATAACCCAACTTCATTATATCCTGAATTGGTTAAGCGCCAGTCCGGTGGTAGTGGCCCTATTTATCTTGCTTCTTTGTTGGTGCAGCTTGCAACTCGAAACGAAAAAATCGACAAAAACGAAGGAGAAGAATCAATCGCGGTAGCTCATAACGTTAGCGGTGTTACATTGTCAGCAATGACAGTTAAGAACCGCTTTGTACCTGCTTTCTTGAAAGCGGAACTGTATAATAACTTTCGAACTGGTTTAAGCCGGTATGCTGGTTTAGCTGATATGGCTGTTGCGTTTGGAGTTATTACTCAAACCGGTTCTACTTTCCAGTTAAATGGTGAGAAGATTGGTTATAGAAAGACTTGGGAAAATGATACTAAGTTTTGGGACGATAAGGTACTACCGTTACTTGAACAGACTCTTAAAGAGAAAGTCGGGTACGGGTCAAGTAACCCGGTATTAGACGAAGCTGAAAAGCTTACAAAAGAATAAAAAGAAAGGCTAAGGGAAACCTTAGCCTTTTTTATTTTATAATATATACTTTAAGTTATGAAAAAGAGTAGTATGCAAGTTAATAGTGATTTTTTTGAAAATATTGTTGCATGTCAATGTTTAACGAATGCGTATTATACTTCATTAGTGTTAGAGCATTTAACACAAGACGCATTTAAAAATCCTGGCAATCGGTTAGTAGTTAATATTATTAAAGACTTCTACTCTAAACGTAGAGTGTTACCTACTATTACTGAAATCAAAACATATCTTAATAAAGAAGAAGATTTAAAGTTATTTAAAGATACGGTTACAACTTATAAGCAATATGATACCGCTCTAAATATGGAAGAGCTTATTGCTAATACTGAACAATTCTTTAAAGAAAAAGCGGTTTATAATACCGTATTAAAAATTGTAGACGACGTATCTAAAGAAAAAGCAGATTACCCTAAGTTCTTATCTTGGTTTGAAAAAGCTTGTAATATTTCTTTAGTAAGTGATATTGGTTTAGACTTCTTTGGTGAATATGAAAAGATTATTACTGAATTAGGTACAAAGAACGAAACTATACCAACTGGTTGGGGCTTTATTGATGATAAGATTGGTGGCGGTTTAATGAAAAACGGTAGAGCACTTTATTTGTTTTTGGGTCCAACTAATGTAGGTAAGTCTATCTTTCTAGGTAATGTGGCTGCTAATATAGCTAATAGAGGTTTAACAACTGTTCTTATATCTCTTGAAATGCCTGAAATGATGTATGCTAAGCGTATTAGTAGCCATCTTTCTAAAATACCTATTAATAATATTCAAGATCAGATTATAACTTTAGATACATATTTTAAGGGCGTTACAGACAGTCATAAACGTAAGCTAATCATTAAGGAATTTCCACCGAAATCCATTACTGTATCAGGTATTAAGGCCTATCTTGAGTCTTTAGTGAAGGCTGGGATAAAACCGGATATACTGGTGATAGACTATCTTGGACTAATTAAGGCATCACAAGGTGATAACTCTTACGAGCAAGGTAAAGTAGCTGCAGAAGAATTAAGAGCATTATCATACTTTTTTAATATGCCAGTTGTTAGTGCTATTCAAACTAATCGCGAAGGTATGGAGAAGCCAAGCCTAGATACTGTATCAGAATCATTAGGTGTAGCTTTTACTGCAGATGTTGTTTGGGCTATTTATCAGGAAGACGGAGACCAAGAAACAGGTATTATTAAAGTAGCTGGAGTTAAGAACCGTTTAGGGCCTAAGCATGGTGCTACTGCAATGCGTATTGACTATACCACTCTTTCGCTTTCTGAAGAAAAAGGCTATATAGGCCTTACAGGTAACAAATCCGGTAGCGGTGTTGATGAAGTTATGGACCTAGAAAATAAGCTAGAAATGCTGGAACTATCTAACAAACATATTAAATAGTACATAGTGAGCTTTAACAAGATATATGTTTTTACTGACTTTGATTTAGACGGAATTACGTCTTTATTAATGCTACACTGGGCATTAAAAGCCAAACCTGGTCAAATTACTTTTAAAACCACTACAGTAACTAATTTTCGTAGAGAATTTTTGAATTGGTTAGATCAAAATAATATTAACGATTTTGACAAAGTATATATTTTAGATTTAGATGTGTCTAAGCATGCAGATTTGATTGACAGAAAAAATATTGAAATTATAGATCATCACCTCTCTCATGTCAAATCTAAAGACAACTATAAAATAGCTAAAACAACTATAGTTGAGACAACTAGCTGTGCAAAACTTTGTTATAATACATTTAAAGACAAAGTTAATCTTAGTGCAATGCAAAAATATTTTGTTGCACTAGCTGACGATTATGATTGTTATGAGTTTAAATTAAAAGAAACTTATGAACTAAATTGTCTTTATACTAATACTCAAAAAACTTCTACAAAGCAACGCGCTGAAATATTTTTAGAAAAGTATTATAATGGTTTTAAACCTTTTAACGCTCAAGAAAAAGCTATTATTAAAGAATTTGTAGATCGTAAGAATAAAGCTATATCTAACTTACAGATATTTTCTGGTAAAGTATCAGTAGCAGGAAAAGAGCGTATAGTGTATGGCACTCACGGAAATAAATTTGTTAACGAAATTTGCGATTATATGTTAAACACCCACCCAGCTGACATTGTGTTTTTTGTCAATTCGGATAACTCCCATGTATCATTCCGCAAAAATAAAAAATGTGAAGTAGACTTATCAAAGTTAGCTGCAAAAATATGTGATGGGGGAGGTCACGAATACGCAGCGGGTGGAAAAGTAACAGAATCGTTTATGAGTTTCACCAAACTACTCACGCCAATCGCGTAATATGTCTGGTATAGTAGGTGCATTACAAGAATCTGTTTTAGAAACCCCGCTTAGCCAACTAGCTAGAAATGAGCTGGAAGCGGAACTTATTAAGTTTGGTTCATTTTGTTCTATTGTAAATAACAAAAAACTTAATAATGTCACGATTTTTTCATTAATAGTCAAAAATAAACCATACCGTAAAATTTTTATGGATCTTACTGATACTGATAGTGAAAAAGAAGCAATATTGTTGTTTCTTAGGTATAATTCTAATCTTTGCCGTAGCAAAGTAGTGAAAGAGATATTAAAATCAGGCTCTTAATGAGCGTTGAACAAATTTACAATACATATTTAAGCGTATCTAGAGGGCATATGAACAAGCCTTGGAAAGCTCGTAAAGACTTTGAAGGTTTTGATAAAACTCCAGATGGGGTGCTTTGTACGCGGTTGGATATGTTTTTTAAACGCTTTCCGCAACTAAATATTAAAGATTTTTTATTAGCACCTTATGCCATCTATAAAGACGAAGAACATTTCCCGCTCAATTTCTATCTCACGCAAAAAGCTATTGCCTGTTACTCTCTCTTACAGAGTCAGAGGACCGAAGAATTACCCGACACTGATAGCCACATTAAACATATTCTTGAGTCATTAAAATACATTGCTAACATATGTATCAGTGAAAATATTACTTTAAATGAATATTGTAACACAAAAACTGGCTATACTTGGAGATGTTTAGAGGATTATAGAAACAAACATATTAATTTGTATGTTTTATTGTCTTTTCCAAATTTTGACACTATATTTAACAGTATGCAATTACAAGATAGAGAAATCTATTTAAAGACTATTGCAAACAACGTTGTTAAGTTTAAAATGCGTTTAAACAGTTCTGACCGCGCCAAAAAAATAATAACTGAAGCATTTAAAAGAATAAACAAACTTTCGCTTGATAAAAATTAATAACATACTAATATAACATATCATTCAATATGAAACCTTATAATTCAAATATGTTCGAAAGCATTAAAAATGCTCTAGACAAAGCTAAAACAAAAACCGGTGGCAATTCAACTTATCGTAATATTCTTCAATTAGAACCTGGGGATAAACCTTATACAGTTAGATTATTACCTAATATTAAAAACCCTGAAGAGACTATTCTTCATTATTATCATCATGGTTGGAGTAGTATTGCTACAGGTCAGTATGCTAGTATTACATCTCCTTCAACTTGGGGAGATCGTTGCCCTGTAAGTGAACTATACTTTAAAGTATTACGAGACGGTACTCCAGATGAGCAAGCTCGTGCTAAAGCTAACTTACGTCGTAAAGAAAACTGGTACGTTAATGTATATGTGGTAAATGATCCTAAAAAACCAGAAAACAACGGTACTATAAAAGTATTGCGTTATGGTAAGCAATTAGATAAGATTATTCAATCTGCTATTAATGGAGACGACTCTCAAGAGTTTGGTGCTAAGATTTTTGACTTAAGTGAAGAAGGCTGTAGTTTGCGTATTAAAGTTGAACTAGTATCTGATAAGCCAGGTGCTCCTAAATACCCGACTTATACGGCTTCTAAATTCTTAAATCCATCAGCTATTGAAGGTTTAAATGAAGATAAGATTCAAGAAACCTATAACAGTATTTACGATCTTAATACTTTTGTAGATCGTAAGTCTAACGATGAAATTAAAGCATTTATTGATAATCATTATTACGGTAACGCAGCTGAAGTACCTGTAGCAGCCCCTGTAGTAGAAGATGAAGAAGACGTTCCTTATGAAGCACCAGCACCTAAGACACCAGCTAAACCAGCTAAAATAGAGTCTGCTACCTCTAATGATGATAAGGTTTTAGACATTTTAAACGGTCTTGATAACCTATAATGGCTGATTCTCAACTACAACCTCAGCAGAATAAACCTCTGAACGAAGCTGAGCTTCAGAGGTTATCTGTATCTACTAGTCAGGTAGGTAGAGAAGAAATAATGCTTGCGGCTATGTTTGGCAAAATGCTGCAAGGAGATATTAACGGTATTAAAAAACAATCTGCTGAGGTTGGTGGTGGACTTAAAGTAACAGATGTAGATATGAGTAAGGTTATGCCTTCTCATATTATACCTGCCTTAGGTGTTGCTCCACAGCAACAGCAGAAACCACAGCAACTAGCTCAACAGCCTGTTTTTCAACAAGTAAATCAACAACCACCGAACGAGCCAGTTGCTCAGTGGGTACCAGTTCAACCAACCACTACCGGGTCGACCCCTGTACAGTCTTTTGATCCTAATCAAATGGAGTTTGATTTAAATAAACAAACTCGTTATGAAGATATCGCAAATGCTATTGATAAATTACAAAATACAGTTAACATATTAACAGATAAAGTTAATATTCTAATTGAAGCTAGTAATAAAAAAAAACCGAAAACGATAAATGGAACTTAAACTTGTTAAAAAAGATTTTGCCGATAACTTTTTAAGTGTTATAGGTAAAGCTATAGATATTGTTTCTATTAAGCTTAACAAAGATGGATTATACGCTGTTTGTAATAAGCCTGATACAAGTATTATTTTATTAGCAAAATATAGTAAACCTTTTAATATAGATCAAGAAATTACTCTTAATATTGGAGATGTTAAAAAACTTCTTAGAGTAATGGACTGTATTGAAGGAGATGAGATCAATTTTACTATTGAATCTAATCATTTGTATTATAACACTCCCGAATTAAAGTTTAAGTATCATTTTCTAGATGATTCAGTAGTTCCTAAAGTCTCTCTTAAGAGAGAAAAGATCGAAGCTCTTACTAATGATACATTTTTTGATATTAATACTAAGAAACTACAAGAAATATTAAAGGCTAGTTCATTTACCACCGATACAAATAAGATTTATCTTTATGGGCAACCAGACGGGGTGTATTGTGAGTTAGGAGATAAAGAAAAAAGCAATACTGATAATATCAGTCTTAAAGTAGCTGATAGGGTAGAAGGTCAACCATTTAATCAAGTTATACCTTTTAATCTTGATATATTTCGTATCTTAACTGGAGTAAAATTTGAAACCGCTAGAGTAGGTATTAACTTAAAATTTAAAGTATTATCTTTCTATGTTAAACCAACAGAAGAGACTGACTTTACTTTTGTAATATCAGGACTAGTCAAGTAATGGCTAATAAAATTACAACACAGAGCTACTTTGTAAAGAGGCTTAAAGATTCAGGATACTTAGTGTACAAGCTTTTTGATGAGTATAGCGAAGCAGATCCACGTAGCTGGACTGTAATGATAGACCCTCGTAATGCATCAATACTCTGTACCTGTTATAATAACGATAAAGTGTTTGGAGAAAATTATTTTGAATTATATGATGGTGGTCAATTTATACCTGAGAAATTTAAGTTGAAAACCGACTCAATTGAGGTTATAATAAGCTATTTAGTAAAATATGGAATCAACAATAAATCAGAGTTATACATCGGGCGAAAAGTTTAAGTCCGTAAATTTTTTTAATATTATGTCAAACGAAGTTAAACACCCGGTACTCCCTACAGCTAATAGTAGTATGATTACTACAGAAGAGGATAGAAAAGCTATAATTGAAAAAGCTACAGAAGCTTATTCAAGCTTTCTTGATGCTTTACGTATTGATTGGCGTAATGATGTTAATAGTGCTGATACTCCCCGTCGTGTAGCTAAAGCATATGTATGTGACCTTATTAAAGGTTGCTATGAAGGACCACCAAAGATTACTACTTTCCCTTCAGACGGATATGATGGTATTGTTAGCCAGATGAACATACCTGTAGTGTCTATGTGCTCTCATCACCATCTGTCATTTACTGGTGTTGCTCATGTAGCTTACCTTCCCGACAAAAACGGTCAAGTTATTGGCTTATCTAAGCTTAACCGTATAGTAGAGCATTATGCACGCCGCCCTCAAATACAGGAAGGCTTAACCGTACAAATCCATAAAGCTATTGATCAACTTTGTGTAGGTAATCAAGGAGTAGCAGTTATACTTAAATGTGCACATACATGTGCATGCCATCGCGGTGTAAAGCATCATGGCTGTGCTATGATTACTTCTAAGCTGTCTGGGGATTTTATGAACGAGCCAGAAACGCGTAAAGAATTTTACGACTTTGTAGCTTCTGCAGAACGAGACGCTAAATAATAATGATGGCCGGTAAAAAACCAACGAAGGGCAAAAAAGCTCAAATTAAAAAACAACCTAAAGTTGTTGAGCAACTCCCTTCTGTTATTCCAAATAAAGCTACTAATGACATGACACCTGCAGAGCAAGCTAGCATTAACCAAACGATACAGCTTGCTAAATTAGAGTACATGAAAACATTAAAGAACAATATTGTAAATGAAAAGCGTAGAGAGATAGATACTCTAGATATGCAAATTAAAGAGTTCCTAGGCCCTTATATGCTTATCGGGTATGATTTAAACAATCAACCTGTTGAAATTGTTTCTGCAGAAGATCCTGCTTCACATGATGCTTTGTTAGAGCGTTTTCGTCGAGTAATGTTTAAAATTAATAACAATATTGTTCAAACTCAAGGAAACGATCCATATGGTTTCAAAGACAGGCCTCAAAACGATTCTGACGAGGATTAAAGAATACTTTTATCCACCAGAAAGAAGCATATACGTAGTAAGAGAGGGTACGTTTAAAGGAGAATGGTTAGTGCCAGTTGCTTTTGTACCTAATCATACTATTTTTTTCTCGTTACCAGATAAACATATAAGAACAATACCGAACACAGAAGTAGAAGAGGGTGTCAACAAAAATATTTTAGATTTAGTAGAAATTTTACCTAAACGAGTGTATAATACTTGCTTAGCAGAATATAAACTTAAACTTAAACAAGAAAATGACAACGCTCTTAATAGACGGCAACAACACCCTACACAGGGCGTACTGGGTAGCAAACAACGTAGGAAGACCACTAGTAAACTCGAAGGGGGTTAATACAGGCAGTATTTTTTCATTTCTTAAAATGATTAAATCTAATATAGATCAATTCAATGCTGATAATGTTTATATTGCTTGGGATAAAAAATTAGGTAATAAAGAAAATTTTCGTAAAACTCTTACAGAAGGTTCTTATAAAGGTAATAGAGATCAAGACCGTAATAAAGCAGTTTATCAAGAAGCCGATACTATTGTTGACATAACAACTAAGCTTGGTATTAAGAACATATTTCCTGGCAATCTTGAAGCAGATGATGTTATTAGTTGGTTAAACGAAAAACTTAACGGTTATGGTAATAAAATTATTGTTAGTGTTGATAATGATTTTGCACAATTGGTTGCACCGGATACTTCTTTCTATAACCCAATTAAAAAACTTCTTGTAGATATTAATAACTTTGAAGAACATTACAATGTAACACCGAAAGAATTTCTTATCTATAAGTGTATAGCTGGCGATAAATCTGATAATGTGCAAGGTATTGAAGGGGTCGGTAAAGTAAGAGGTAAAAAACTAGCCAAACAATGGGTAGCTAATGACCCTAAAGCTAAAGAGCTTTGTGATAAAGTTGTACAGGTAAACCGCCCTCTAGTAGACTTAGCGCATGGCTTAGCCACATATCCAGAAGAAGGGGTGTTGTATTTAGAGCAGTATACATCTATGCAAAATATTAGTGCTAACTTTAATGAATTTGAAGAAATATGTAAAGAACTTGAATTTAATAGTATTTTAAACAATATATCGGATTGGAAAAAAACCTTTAATAAACAAGCGAACAACCAAGCGCTAGTAGATTTTTGTAAGATGTTTGGATAAGTATTCGTCTATGAACGAACAAGTAGTAATGCGTCCAGAAAGCTGTCATATATGTGGATACGGACCTGTACACCCTAGAGCTGTAAGAGTTAATAGAGGACCTCAAATCGTTAACGAAGCTCATTGGATTTGCCCAAAATGTACTGGTAGATTCAAGGTAGGAGTAGTAAGTATAGAGAACCGTGAGCAAAAGAAAAACTAGTAAAATTTTAAATGAAGCGGAATACTATACAGGAGTACAGGGCCAGCCTCGTACCCCTGAAACAATGTCCGCGTATGAATATAGCAGCGATAATACACCAACTTTAGAAAAATTAGCTAATTTAAAAAATAACGGTCAAGGCGGAGTTAATCCTGAAGCATTACCATATCCGTTACAGGATGCAGTGTTACAACTAGCTAATCTTTATCTACAAACTTTAGACTTAAAGAACAAAGCCGCAACAGCTGAAAATTTACCACTGTTCAAAGGTAAAGCTAAAGAACTAAAAAAGATGCGCGCCAAGTTAGCGGGCATAATGGTAGCGTATAAAGAATTAGCTGCTCATTTAAATGAGTTTACTCTTGCACCTAAGTGAATAAGTTACTCTAATACGAGTAACATATGAAACAAACATTGATAACCCTTTTAGGGTCTATATTAAAAGCAGCTGTAGTTAGTATTATATTTGCTGCTATTGCGTTTTTTACTAAACAACCTATAGTTACGTGGTTTGCTACAACTTTTGTTGGGCAATTCATTTTATTTTATCTCTATGGAATGTTTCTTGATTATCGTGCCACAAAAGATATGACTGTAATACGGTTAAAAGAGCTTGAACTTCTCTCAAAAATAACTTTTGATATTAATTGTGCTGCTTGTAAAAAACCTAATAATGTAGTTATTAATGCTAATGAAGACACTAATTTTGTTTGTGAGCATTGCAATGCTAAAAACGCTGTTTATGTTAATATAGAAGCTGCTTTAGTAACAGATCCAATATCATCAATAACCAAATAATTTTTATGGAACCAATTGAACTAACAGAAGTGCAAACTATCCCTAGACGCATAACTACATATGAATTTGCTCGTTGGGCTGCTTTAATTGAAGCAGTCGATATTATAGCAGAAAAATGTGAAGACAGGGGTATTGATTTTAATAGCAATGAAGGCATGAAATATATTAAGCCTTTAGATATTCAAGACTATGTTGATAATCGTACTGATACTCTTTTAATGAAAATACAAACTGCTCGCGGTATTGAAAAAGCATTAACAAATATTAAAAACTTACAAATCGAGAATAAATTAAGACGGTTAAACATAGAAGAATAATATGCACGTAGAACGTACAAATAACGGGTTAATGGTATATGATGATAATAACAGTCCTTATATGCCTATTTCAGTTGATTCAGATATAGTAGGTTATAATTTATCAGGTAACATATTAGTAATAACATACCCTAGTAAAAATGAAGTATACAATGTAGAAAATAACACTCGTATTAGATGAACCAAGAATTTATAATAATGGATGCATCTGTGGTACGAATGAACGCTAAGCATGTTTTGGAAGAAGGGCTATTTTTATTAGATGCTGAAAAGGATGAATGGTGCAAAAACTATCAGGATGCTAAAAAATTCGCCTCCCCTTCAGACGCAATAAATATAATTAACGGGATAAAAGCTAATTTGTCTAAATTGCCGAGAATGTTTACTGCTCAACAAAACGGCAATAACATTAATATTACAGAAATAAAATATCAATAAGACTTGATCTTTATAAAATACTTATAAGCTATTGTATGGAGCATATTTTTGATAAAATACCTGGATGGTTTACTTTTCCTAACCTATACCGCGCTGTTATATCCCAGTTACCAAATAATTCTCATATAGTTGAAGTCGGGACCTTTCTTGGTAGGTCTGCTTCATTTGCTGCAGTTGAAATTATTAATTCTGGTAAAAATGTAAAATTTGATGTTGTAGATACATGGTTAGGTAGCATTGAGCACGGGGAGTCGTTTGAATATCTTGGTTTAACTCCAAACGACCCTAATGCATTGTACAACGAGTTTTTAAACAAAATTTCTCCAGTACGTCACGCTTTAAACCCTATTCGAGCTACATCTATTGAAGCAGCTAAATTGTACGAGGACAATTCTCTAGAGTTTGTTTTTATAGATGCTGGACACGAGTATAAAGATGTTATAGAAGACCTAGAAGCGTGGTATCCTAAGGTTAAGAAAGGTGGCTGTATGGCTGGGCATGATTATTTTGACCCTCTTGATCCAGAACATGGGCATAAATTTCCAGGCGTGAGAGAAGCTGTAAATGATTTCTTTTCCAACAATGTATCAGTTAGCGGTACAGAATATTGTTGGCTCAAATATAAAGAATGAGTGAACGTTTCAATTAAAGTACAACATATTTGGTGGGCTACGGCTAGATGTGGTTCTAGGTCTGTTAGTGAAATATTAAAACATTATAATTTTTTTAATTATAATATATCTCCTGTGTTTACCCCTGAATCAGATATAAGAAATGTGTCCCATACCCACGAATACGGGGTACCTAAAGAATTTTCTGATTACAAAATTATTGCGCAAATTCGCAACCCGTATTCTCGAGAGGTTTCAAATTGGCATTTAGCGTGTTACAAAGAGATAAACAATGAACTAATTATTACCCAAGAGTTTGAAAACTGGGCAATCGATAACAATATTACAGTTAGAGAGAAAGAACTAATAGAACATAAACCGCATTATTTTATAAGGTACGAATATTTAAATGAAGACGTACTTAAACTACCATTTGTAGACATAAATGACCCTAAAGTTTTAAACGATTACCAAAATAATATACTTGCAAATCAATACAAGTACGAAGGGGTAGAAGATGCTAGAGGGGATATTAAACGGGATTCTAAAGATAATAGATATTCAGATTGGAGAATGTATTACAGATACAATAATAGACTTGCAGATATAGTATATGAAAAATATAAAAGCCAATTTGAACTGTTTGGTTATGACAAAAACAGCTGGCAAAAATGAATCATTGCTGTGAAAAATGTTTAGGCTTTGAAGGTAATCACGGGGGTTGCTGCCAACTAGATGATAGAGATTTTGTGATTGGTCCCGTTTCTGACCCAGACGCATTCTTACAAAGAGTACAAAATAAGTTTAATGGGGTAAAAATAGAATGGAAAGACGTGTTCCTAGACTATGAAGAAGGCTCTAAGCTATTTCCTGAAAGATCTTTATATCAAAACCCTGATCATTACCCCGCGTTAAGAGTTGATATGAAACACGTTAGAAAACCTTGTATATTTTATAACTCAACACTTAAATGCTGCGGGGTGTATGAAATTAGGCCAGATATGTGTAAAAAATTTTCATGTGATTATTTAAAGAAAATAAATAATAACATTTAATAGTTACGTAAGTATATACATGGTTACTTATACAGCATCTAAGACAGCATTAGCTTTTACTTATTTAACAGCTAGCGATAAAATACGTAATTTTTTAGCAATTGCAGATCAAGATTATGCTCTTAAACATAACGAATCCGTGCCTTCCTATCCCGCAAATACTGATGCATTTGTTGATTCGTCTACAACTATAGCAGCTAGCGATATTGCTTGCGTAGTAAGAAACCCATATGTACGCTTTATTTCTCGGTGGGTACGTAACTGTGAACATAGAACAAAAGAACATTTACAACCGCTTGGTTTTTCAGAATATGTAACAGATTACAACAATAATCATTTTGTTGTGCCTCTTAATTTAAATGGTTTATGGGAAACTAGAACTGCAAACGGTATTGATTTCGGTGTAATTGCGTCTCAAATCACTGCTGCTGGTTTAACACCTAACACTATAAAAATCTTAAAACTTGAATCTATTTCTGAAGATATTAAAAGCATTATAACTGTTGACACAACAGATGCATATCAATTATCTGCTTACAACCATCTTATTGTAAATGGTGCAGCTGTTCTTAACGAAGATCCAAATTGGAAAGCACAATATAATCAATCTATTGCTGATACAATTTATAATGCTTTTGCAGCTGACTTTACTGCTTTCGGTTATTCAAGAGACAGCTGGAAATAACAGTAGTACCGCTTAAATAGTTTATATGCGGGGTTAATTCAGTGGTAGAATATCTGCTTGCCAAGCAGGATGTCGGCGGTTCGAGCCCGCCACTCCGCTCCAATTTATAGTTTGTTAGCAACTAAATGAATTTTTTGTCAAATAATTATGTATGGTTTTTGCCTAGTAGAACGGCATCTCGAGAAACTGTTGCAACTATTACATATAATGGACTTTCTATACTTCCATTTGGTAAAGAACACAATTTAAACTTTAGCCATAAGATAGAACTTATAAAAGGTTATGAAAATTACCCGGCTATTATTAATACCCGTAATCCTTATCAACGTGTATTTGCAAACTGGAAACTTAAGCAAATAATTAACCTAGATTTACCCAATCATATAATTTTTATAAACTTTAAGAACACTATTAATTTTTTATCATTTCCGGGAAAATATGCTTTTAATTCCCCTATTATGTTAAATAACATAAATACTGAAACATTTGCAGATTGGTGTAAAAAAAACTTATGGGTTGATTGGGTGCCTGATATTAATTATGCACACATAGTACGGTTTGAAAATTATAAAGAAGATCTTTTAAAAATACCGTTTATAACTAAACTACCACCTACATTAAAACATAAACAAGATGAAGCATATATTAAAAAATACATTACATTACATATTATAACTTCGATTATTAATAATAATTTTGATAAAATGTATTATATAAATTTTATAGATAAATGGAATTTAGTTAATAGTCCGTTACCTCATAACGCAAAGCAGTGGTCAGAACTTAGAGCTGGTATTTTAAAATATGATACAAATCATATTAATTTTATAAAACACTCATTCAAGTTTACAGAAAATAGTACTGGAAACCTTATTGATGCTAATACTATATTTAATAGTGATTGGAAACAGTTTTATAATCAAGATCTAGCAGACTGGGTGTATAACAAAAGCAAAAGCTGGTTTATTAAGTTTGACTACGATAGAGATAGCTGGAAACAATAATTACCCGGCCCAAGGTGGGGGTAAGTTCGCTATAGGTGGTGCCATCTGAGTATTAAGATTGTTTTGAAGCTGTGCTAGTATGTCGTTTAAATTAATATAAGGCATTATCCAGCTCAATACTTGATCTTGTGTTAACTGAGCATAAGGTGTAAAATTTAACAGAGTAGATACATCCAAGCTAACTTGACCTTTAGAAAACGTGGTATACACTACTCCATTACTGCTTTGTTGTGCATTAATTGTCCAGTTAACAGCGCATACTACGTTATCATAACTAGAAAGTGTAGTATAAACTGTAAGAGGATTAAGGTTCCAAGTGTATGTCATAAATTAAATTTTTAAACTTTTTGGTTTAGTAGCCCGTATATAAACTTCCCCATACACTTCCATCTCTCCCATAAGAGATTGAAATTCTTTTTGAGATAACTTATCTATGTCTGCTAATTTAGCATGCAATTCTTTTACCATTTTCTTATAATGAGCGTTACATGTATCGCAGTCATTATTAGGATCATCTTCCATCTTACTACATTCTTTATACGGCTTAAGTTTAGCCTCGTAATGTATTGCTGTTAGTGTTGCAAACCCACCTTTATGTTCAGAACTGTTAGCAATTTTTTCTGCTCCAGCTAAACGTTTTTTTAAAAATTGTTTAAGGGATTCTTCTGTAGTAGGATCAGGTTGAACTCGTTTTTCTAAAATTAACTGATATTGTTCTGCTAACAGTTTTAAGTTGCCATTCATTGTAAATATATTATATTACTTATAGTTCTTTAACATATTTTATACGGGCCTGTACTAGATTCGACTCTGTGACAGACGTATTAGAAGCAAGCAGGATTGTTAAATCCTTTATA